CTATTACCTTATAACTAAAAACCTTGGTTAATTGTACGTTGCGTTTGGTCTGCCTCGCTCGGCCTGTAACTGCTTTTGAACAACAATCTATCTATGTGATTATTAACTTTCTCTGAGTTCCTTGATCTTGCCTGTGTTGATCCAGTCCAAAATCTCGTAGAGCGGATATATCCATCCCTGGGTGTGGTGGCCGTCAGCGTCGTCCCACTCCACTCGCGTGCGGTTGAACATTTGGCCGTGGCTCTTTAGCCACCTCTTCGTCAGGGTGCCGACATACTCGCAAAGCTGGTCTTCAGTTACCCACCGCTCCGAATAGGTCATCATCGCCTTCCTGACCTCGGCCACAATCTCAGCTCTCAGTTGTTTATCCATATCATTTATGATTATAATAAACTCTTTCGTTCCTTACATTTCAAATTTGAGCATGTGTATGGTCTCATTGACTCAATTTTCATATAGAGTGATCTCAGATTCTTCTTCATTTCCTCTTTATCAAGATTCGAGTTTAACTCATTTCTCAATGTATCTTTGATAATGGTAATGATTTCTTCTTTCTCTTCTGTTGTCATAGTCCGTATATGTTTAGTTGTTACTTTACTCTCGTAATACTTACTGCCGACGCCGAATAATCAGGTTTGAAGGTAAATTCCATATCATCTTCCCTACTCACTTGCATGACAGTCTGCCGGGCTGATTCTATCTTTTTCTTCTCTATAAGAGTGATGATGCGCGTCTGCCCGATGTGCATATCCCTGAGTTCTTGACGTGTTACTTTCTCTTGTGTCATTTATTAAACTTACTTAAATATCCAACACTTTTGTATTATAATCGGGAGAAAAGCCGTACATTTGCAATCTATCACCCTTGCTAAGACGTGTATAACGTCTGACGGCTATTTCTGTATCCCGATTATTAACTTACTTACTTTCGGGTGCAAATATAAGACAAAAATGTAGGAAACACAATAGTTTATCCTAAAAAAGTGTATTATGTTAACATCATTTAAGATAAAAGCGTATGAATGAGCGACAAAAACGTCTTATTGAAGTCTACGATCATCTTCGTAGATTTTATGGCATCCATACAAAAACAGGATTTGCCGAAGCACTCCATTATGGTCGTACAAGCATGTCGGCTGCAATGAATGGAGATGAGAATTATCTGACTGACAACTTGTTTAAAAATATCTGTGATGCTTATCCTGATGTATTTAATATAGAATATCTGCTCACAGGAAAAGGATGCCTTCTTACTACTCGTGAAGAAGTAACAAATGATGAACTTTTAAAAATGGTCAATCCATCAATAATAGATCAAAGCAGTCTGGTTAATGCTGCGCTGGCTGCAAAAGATCAAACCATAACACAGTTAGAGCTTCGGCTGTCTGATAAAGACAAGACCATCACGCAGATGGAAAATCGTATCGCTGAAAAAGATAAATATATTGAATCGCTCGAAAAGCGTGTCGCTGAGCTTGAGGCTGCTGCCGTATTTATCCGTGAAAATGACTTCGCCGAAAAGTGGCCGTTTGTAAGAGGTGTGGCTGATGAACGAAGAAAGATTTTAGACCCTAAAATATGATTGCATTCATTATAGATAGATTAACCTTCTGTGTGGGGATTCGTTTTTCCGCTTCCCCATTTGTTTCCCCATGCAACTACCATGAAACACGGTTAACCTACCTATATATCGATGTTTCACTCACTTCACGCATAACCCCAAGCGGATCACTCGGAAAATGGTGGGGATATGCGTCAAAATGGGCACATCCACCGTAAACAAAGGAGTTAACGAAAAATTTAATGAAAAATGGGAAAATACAAAATAGGTCAAAATAGGACATTTTTGGACGGGATGTTTCCCCAATGTTTCCCCCACGGCAAAAATGGTGGGGAAACAAATAACGAAAAACCCCACGAGGATCACATCACAGAGCCTCTAAAACAGGTGCTTGATAAGATTTGGTCCTGGATTGATTCACCAGACGATGACTGATGGGAAAACGGGGAAACAACCGACAAACAAGAAAACTGAAAACGAAAATGAAAGTAACAAATACAATCGTATGGGATCATCGAGGCCGAGTGCCTGAAGGTGGCCTTGGCCAGGTGGAGGTCAGAATCACCGTTGACCGCAAATCGTATTACTTCGGCACTGGCATTAAGTGTCATAAATCTGAGTTCGTGGCCGGTCAGATCATCAACTGCCCAGGAGCAAAGGAATTGAACGAGCGGCTGGCTATTATATATAGTAAAGTACTCGCGTGCGTAAATGCGTGCGTGAACAATAATATAAATATTAATATCAAAGATATCAGGCGCGAGGTGTGGCGACTGATAGATGTTCAAACCGATCGTGCCACGTTCCTCGACTGGATAGAAGAGCAGATTCCGCTTCTCAATCTCAGCGAGGGCACCATCAAACACTATCAGCCGTTAGTCGCCCGACTGACTGAATACGGTAAAATTAGACGATGGCAGGACGTGACCGCCGAGAACATCAGCGGCTTCGACAATTATCTGCACTCGCTCACCAAGCCTGTCAGCGATGCACGACGGAAAGCCGGCGCGAAGCCTGAGAGGTTGGGTGACGCTGCGATCTACAATTATCACAAGTGCCTGAAGGCGTTGATCAATCGGGCCGTACTTTTTGATAAGCTGGTGCGCAATCCATACGACCGACTGCGCGGTCAGTTCAAGCGTGGCGACAAAGAGGTGGTGGAGTACCTGACAGACGAGGAGATGTCGAAACTGGAAACGATGATCTTGCCATTGGGCTCGCCTCTCGACGTGGCCCACGACCTGTTCGTCTTCCAGGCATATACGGGTCTCAGTTATTCGGATGCACAGGCTTTCGACATGTCGCAATATAAATGGGACGGTATGCGATGGAACCACACGGGCGAGCGTATCAAGACGGGCGTGCCGTATGTCAGCACCATCCTGCCGCCTGCACTCCACATTCTCGAAAAGTACGATATGAAGGTTCCGAAGATGAACAACGCGGACTATAATCGCCAACTGAAGGCACTCGGGCTGATGGCCGGTATCAAAACAAAGCTCCACTCGCACCTGGCGCGACACACTTTCGCCACGTATATGCTTCGCCACGGTGTGAAGATCGAGAACCTGTCGAAGATGCTTGGGCATACGAATATCACCCAGACGCAGCGATATGCGAAGGTGCTGGCACAGTCTGTTCACGATGAATTTGAGATGATAGAAGATAAAATGTTTAACTCAAAAAAAGTAATGTTATAATGATACTTTTCTTTATTATCATGTTTATTGCAATCGTTGTTATGATTGCACAGGTGTCGGCTCATGCACGGAGCCACGAAGATACGCAGCGCGAGCTGGCTGCAAAAATGGCCGATGAGACTTTGCTCTCTGAGACTGATAGAATGACACGGCTGGCGGAGGTGTTGATTCAGTCGAAAATAGTAGGCGACGAGAAAACTTATCAAGCCGTCTTGAATGAAACGTATAACGGTCAGTTGCCTGAGCCGCGAGACGATGGTGGATTTCTAAGTATTTACGATAATCTCAGAATCCTGAAGATTGCCGGCATCAACTATCGCACTGGCATTAACCGCTACCTCGGGAGGGTGATGTGTGCGCTGGTTCCAGAACCTGATAACGAGTACGACCCCGAGGCCGTTAAGATTGTGGCCGAAGATCGTCACCATCTTGGCTATATTCCATCCGAGCATACCGACTTCGTGCGCTCGATGACTGGTGGTGAGTTTCCGTATCGCTGCGAGGCGCATATCTACGAATCGGAAGATGATGAAGATGATCGTCGATTCTATTATGGTTTCGTGTATATAAAATCGAAATAACCCCAAACTTTTAACTTTATACAAAAACACTATGAGAAAATTAATGATGGCTATGTCAGCGGCCTTGATGCTGACTTCATGCTCTGAGGAGCCGACACCGACGATGGGCAGTCAGGTGCACGAACGAGCGGACTCGATGGATGTCGTTGAGATCACCTTCGACTTCCCCAACATCACCCAACAGGCGATGACGCGAGGCACGCTCGAGGCTGCAAACATGACAGATTTGTGGCTCTTTGACTTCGTGGGCGGCAGTTTAGTGCAAACTAAACACCAGCAGGCGACGGATGAAGGCTTCGGCACGGTGAGCGTGACAGCCGACACGGGCACTCACACCTTCTGCTTCGTGGCCAGTCGCGGCAGCGATGCGACTGTGACCGACGGTGAGATCACCTGGGGCAAACCCTCAGACACGTTCTGGCGGTCGGTGACGATGGCGGTCACACCGAAGACGGGCACGGCTCAGTCGGTGGAACTGCAACGGGTGGCGACACGGCTCAGGATCAGCGTGACGGATGAGGTGCCGACCACGCTCTCCAAGCTGGTGGTGAATGCCGATACGTGGTACTGCGGCCTTGATGCCCTGACGGGCGAGCCGACAGCCGCCAACGAACGCACGGCCACCATCAATGTGCCGTCGTCGTATGCCGGCACCACGGGACAGCTATCGGCCTCGATCTTCGGAATCTGTGGCGACGACTACACCACGGGTGTGACGGTGACGGCCCTCGACGGCTCGAACGAGACCATTGCGAGCGTAGCCCTGGCGGATGTTCCGATGCAGAAGAACGTGACCACTCAGTACTCGGGGCCGCTGTTTAGCCGACAGCAAATCTTCTCGCTGACTGCTGCCGACTCATGGGGCGATGATGTAATCATGACTTGGTGAAAACGAAAACGGGGAGGCCACTGCCTCCCCTTGCTCAAATTAAAATAAAAAACCTAATCCTATATAACCATTAATTATGACTTAGAGTTTCTTGCATTGATTTCTCGCATTTCTGCCTGAAGTTCATCGATCACCTCCTGAGATACCTTGGCTTTCTGCTCGTTGTCCCAAGGTAGTGGCAGTAGGTCTGCCGGTCCGTTTATGCCTTTCTCTCGCAGTTTGTCCGAGCCGCATTGCACAACCATGTAGTAATACGTCTGCCAGCGTGTCGCGCTCCATAGATGACGGTGGCGACGCTCGTAGCCGCGCTCT